CCTCTGCATCCATTGAGTGGTATGCATTGAGGTCTTGTGCAAGTTCTGGTGACCAGCGAGCACGAAGCTTGCGGGTTGTTGCAGTGATTGCAAGAGACTCAATCTTGATATCAATCTCTGGGATTGCTGGAGATGGGGTCGTTCCGAAGTCGGATTCGAAGGATGGAACTGTGAGTGTTGAACCAACACCTGCTGAATCTGCTCCGCCTGCGACGACTGCATCAGCTCTTACGAAGGTAACGCGACCTGTTGCAGCTGTTAACGCTGAAAGGCCATCTGCACCCTTGATGACGAACTGAACGTGTGTACCATTCAATGCATCAGGTGTGAAGTATGGTGCAACAGTGCTGCTGAAGTTACCACGCTTGTTGAGACGGCGAAGGTTGAGAACTCCGCTTCCACCTTGATAGGTCTCACCCCATGCAGTTGCATTTGCGCCGAAGCCGCTGAAGAGAGCAATTTGATCGACTGAAAGGAGGTCTGCTCCGGTGAGTGCTGATGTTGGGACGTAAACGAAGAGTGCATCAAGAGCGTTGTCTTGAAGAGCTGTTTCAACTTGACTGTCAAAGTCCATGAATCTTGCGTTTGATCCTGTGAACATTGTGTTAGATGAAACTGTAAGACCAGCTGTCCAAGATGTTCCATTCACGCCGCCGTATGCGCCTGAGTGAACAGTTGCTGCTGCAAGGTTAAGAGAGGTTAAAGAACCTGTAACCTTGGAGTAACCTGTTCCGACGAGGTCGTACATACCACCTGTTGCAAGAGATCCTGATTGAACTCCGCGGCCGGTTGGGTTGTTGTAGATGGAAGAACCCTTCTTGTATGTAGCTTCAGATGTTTGTCCAGCTGCTTGGCCAACGTCTGTTCCATATGTGTAATCAAGGTAGAAGATGAGTCCAGATGGAAGGCTCATTGGTTGGATGGAGACGAGCTCGTTGGCGACGAGGCCACCGAACACTCTGCGGACGATTGGGAATGCAATGTTGCTGAAACCTTGGATTTGACCAGATGTTGCAACGTTGCCGCCGCCTGTTGAGAGAGATGAGCTCTCCTTGAGGACTTGTGCTGCTTGGTTCTCGAGGAGTTGTGCCATCATTTCACGGCGTTGTCCATCGAGACCGCGGAGGAGACCTGTGCGGCTCCACTTTTCTGTTAAACGTGCACGTTCTGCACCGACGTGCTTCTCACGGATGCCTTGTGCTAATTGATCTAATGTAAACTGCTTCATTGTTATTCTCCTATACGTGTCAAAAAGTTGTTAAAAGTTATTAGCTGCAGAATCACTTGATTCCTGCAAGCTTTGCCCAACGCTCTGCTTCGAATCCTTCGTTAAGTGTTTGGGTCGAAGCTGGACGTGTAGCTTGTGAAGATGATCCTAGAACGCGACCTTCGGTCACAGTCGTACGAGTCTTCACTAAAGCCTTTGAGAGGCTCTCGTACACAAGCTTAGCTTCACGAACTGTTTCAGCTCCATCAAGTTGCTCAATTATTTGTGCCTTTTGGCGAGCTGTGAGCGACTCTGTTTGAAGAAGCTTGTTTGTGAAGAGAAGCTTAGCGTTGAGCAGATTCGTTTCTGCCAACTTCTTGCTTAGCGTATCTGTTCCCGCGCTAGCAGCAGGTGTGACGCCGCTATTTGAGCGAACGTTCTTACGAGCACTTTCTGATAAGGCTCGTGAAAGTTTATTAAATCTAGCAACTGAACCGTTATAGAGTTCAGCTGTTTCAGCATATGCAGCCTTAAGTTGTGTACCACGGGCTGTTGCTTTCTTTGTTTCAACGATGGTTGAAGCCTTGGTTGCAGCTTTCTTGGTCACTTCATAGAGCTTCTTTAATTCAGAAGCACGCTTGCGAAGTACCTCTTGAAGCTTGAGCTCCTTGGCCATTTCTTTACGAATAGACTCTGTTTGAACAGACTCTGGTTGTCTTGATTGAACATTCTTGCTCTTTGTGTTGTGATCTTCTGAGTCTTTAGCTTGACTCATAACTTCTTCAAGATCATCACCTTCAGCTTGTGCATGACCAACCTTAGCTTCATGAGCATCATCCATCTCATCGACTTCGCCGACCATCTCATGAGCATCATCCATCTCTTCGACTTCGTCGACCATCTCATCCATCTCGTCGATAGCTTCTGCTGCATAATCTTCAAGTTCTGCAGGAGTTCCTTGAGAAGCAGCGCCATCAAGCTCGGCTAAAGCTTCTGAAAGATCTAATTCGAGAGGTTCTCCCATATCGTCCTCTACAAATTCATCAGAAACTTCACCTGCTCCATGACCCCAAGCCTGAACATCATGATCTTCATCATGTGCTTCACGAAGGGCTTTCATTTTTGCGATTTCATTGCGAAGCATGTTCTCATCAATTTCTACTAACATGTCATCGCTTAGGTTTAGAGATTCTTCTTTCTTGCCGGCTTCTTCGCTGGCTTCATCGCCACCGAACATATCTTCCTCGCCGGCTTCGGCTTCGTCGCTTTCAGGGGCTTCTACTTCTTCAGCTTCGCCACCTTCTGCTTCTTCGCCTTCAGGAGCTTCTTCTCCCTCTTCGCCTTTTTGTAAAGTAACTCCAAGACCCTCAAGATCAAGATCATCCGGGAGTCCTGTGATTGTTAAAGCAACGTCTTCTTCATTTAAAAGATCTCGATTCATTTTTGTCTCCTGAAGTTTTTCAAGTTTGTTTAAACACTTTCTTAATTTTAATCCATATCCTAATCTGACATTAGGATCCTCTACATTTTCTTGAATATATCCGTATATAGCTTCAACCATTTCATTTAATCTAATTAAACTAAGGTTAAATGCGTTTGATTCAGACAAACGTGTCGATGCTGATGTAAGTTCGCCTAACATTCTTTCAATGTAGAGTAATTTTTGTTCTACCTCATCTGTTCCATCCGGAGAAGATGTTGAAATAACTTTTTCAACAGCCTCTTCTACGTTTAGAGCTTCGTCAACTTCATTTGTGACTGTCTCAATAGAAACGGTAGATTCATTTGACTCTTCTGATGATTCTACGGGTTTTTTGTCTGTCAAAATCTTATCAGATTTTTCTTCATCTTCATCAGATTCGCAACCCATTCCTTCATCAGTTGCTTCACCTAATAATTCTTTTTCTATTAGTTCTCTTATACGAGGAGCTACAGCTTCAACGATTGCACGTTTTGCATTATCCTCTGCAACTTCTTTTACTTTCTTTAGATCAGCAATAGCTTCTTCGTATAGTTCTTTTGACATTTTTTATCTCCGCAATCAACCAGTAGAATCTGAAGAGCCCATCTTTGTTTGGACTCCTAAAGTTTGTGCTGCAATCTTCTTAGCAAAATCTGCTGGATTTCTTGTTCCAGTGTTCGGGCCACCTGGTACATAGGTTGGTTTAAGATCAACTGCCTTTAATCCAGGATCTGCACTCTTGTCTGTTCCATCTGTCTTTCCTGGTCCGGGTGATGATAGATCAGGAGCGAATGAATTTGCAGGATCACCTGCTTGTTTCCACAAGCCGTCGGCACCCTTGATGATATCAGGTGCGCCAGTAAAATCCATATTCACTCCTGTTCCAAAGTAAGAATCTCCAGGTTGCAATCCGTTCTTAAGAATTAAGTTTCCTTGATCTAAGACAATTTTTTTATAGTCTTCTTCTTTACCAACGAATCCTGCAGTAGGTGAGCTTGGAAATAACTTTGCTAGCAAGTTGTTCTTTTCATTGCTCGGTGGGGCATAAACTGTATATTTTCCTTGACCAGCCATGTCATTTCCTCCTATAAAAAATTACAACAAATGAGTAATCAAATCACTTTGACTTTTTTGGTGCCTTTTTTGCTGCTGCTTTCTTTGCAACAACTTTCTTTGCAACTTTTTTCTTTGCTTCTTGAATTTGAGAAAGTCTCTTGACTAAACGAGCTTCTTCTAATCCAAGAGCCTTATAGTGATCTACATGATGCTCAAGAGAATCTGCATATTCGTCTGCGTCAACTTCTTCTGCGTCCTTTGCAGCATCTTCTGTGGACTCCATGTCACCAAAAAGTTTTGCTTCCTTAATTTTGGCAACTTCTTCTGCAATAATTCTCTTTAATACTGTCGATGTAAGCTTCATGATATAAACCTCGTGCAAATATATATACTTTAATTATTGTTACTAAAAAAAAAATTAAAATTTCTTTGGCATTTCAGAAAATGCTAATTCAGCCCACTTAGAAGCAACATCATTTCCAAATAATTGTTCTGGAGTGCTTTTAGCTACTGCGCTTTCTATAGAACCAGCAGGTGCGGGAGGCTGGGCATGTTTCGTTTCGTTTAGCATCATTGGTAGAGTATTTGCTGCAGTATCAGCAAAGATTGATTCCATAACTGAATTACCATTCGATTCTCTTTTAATCGTCTCAGCAATTGTCTTACTGTACTTAACATGTTCTCCCCTACGTGGAGATGAAACTTTTTGTTGGGTTTTTTGATTCTTAATCATAGATTCTTGAATAGATGATTTATTAGAAGTGTTAATTCCTTCCGCAAGAATCTCTACAAGACATTCTTTAACAATCGCCTTTAGTTGTCCTTTAGTAATTCCCATATATCAACCAACGCCTTCCCAGAATGCAGTGCCACCAATTGACCCTGTTAAAATTGGCATCATAGAAGCATCAATGCCAACCAACTCGACGTATAAGCTGACAGCGCAATCAGTTGCTGCATCTCTTAAAAGAAATATTTCTTTTACCCTTGCGTCGAGTTCCAAAGTTTCTTGACCATTTATTCGGTAGTAATAATTTGCCCCAACACCATTGATGCCGTTTCTAGTAAAACCTAATCTAACATAAACTCCATCAGCTGCGTGGTTTCTTACTTTTATGTGCTTTGTAACTTTATCAAATGAATGTTTTACGACAGTATTTGATATCGTCTCTGATAATACCCATGGAAGTCCAGACCCCATGAATTCAGTAACTGAATTAAAGCCAATTCTTGGATCATTCATTCCCATGTTCATTTACCTTTCGAAGCAAGAATATCATTGAGTATTCTATCAATTCTATCTGATTTTGTGAATACTCTTTGTAGTTCATCTGGATTAATTTGTCTTCCTTCTGCCATCATGAATGCTCCAGGTGTAGAAGGTTCAGAAACAAAGTCCCAACAAATTAGTTGAAAATCATCTTGAACTATTTGGTAATCGCCTTGCTTCTTTGTCGTTCCTACTCCTCTAGAAGAAATTCCAAGTTTTACTCCAGATTCTACGAGAGATTGTAGGATTTTTCCAGAAGGAGTATCTAATATTTCTACTGAACCATAAACAACATCACCATCCAAATATGCTTCTCGAACAATGTGCGAAACATTCTTAAGATTAACTACAGATGAATCTGGATGGTCTAATTCGCCTAAGGCACGATTCTCTACAATAAATTTTTGATAGTTACGAACTTCTCGTTCTAAAACGTTACGAGGATAAATTCTGCCATTTTGGTTCAAGGTATCTGATTTTTGCAAAATACCTTTCATTACAACTTTTCCAGAATTTTCTTCTTTTGCTTCTTTAATCTGTTCAGGAGTATAATCAAAAACCTGATACGAGTTAATTAATCTTAAATCAGACATTTTCTCCTCCTGACAATTCATCAATTAATTTGATGTATAACATATATTCAGCGACAATAGAATCATTTACTTGCTCATGTTCAACAAGCAAATTAGACTTAACTTCATTTAACTTATCTGATAGATATTTTTCGCTCTTGTGGTTTTCTAAAAGGTAAGAATCAATTGAATTGATGAGTTTTTCTTTGATTTCTTTTATCTTCAACAAGATTGTCTTGTCATCATCGTTTGCTGATGAAAAAGCATATGCTTTAATTAAAGACTTTTGCTCATTTGTAAGAGAATTGTCATATTTCTCTCCTAGCTTTTTCATCATAATTTTCATCAACAATCTATTTGATCCGTGAGTTCCTTCGACGACAATATGATCATTTTTTTCTTGTTTTTGAGTCACAAGCCACTTAACAATTTGATCTTCATATGATGCCATGCGAGAAAGATCAGGAGATTTTGATCTCCAGTCATTCAATAAGCTTTGAACAGTTGCAAACGTTTTATACTCAGAAACGTGCTGATCATAAAAATTTTCATCATTTAATTGATGATTTATTGACCTAATTAATAAAGACTTTTCTTTATCAAGCTCATTTAAATCATGAGATCTTGCTGCAGATTTTGCTTCATTTAATATTGATGCAGCAACTGCTTCTGAACTAACTGATGTTTTTATAATCGAGTTTATTAAACGAAACTCTTTGTATAACTCAGTTCCAGGTTTAAAATAGGTCTTTACAATTTTTAATGCTTTTGATGATTTTTTCTTATCATCATCTACCAAAGCTTGTGATATCGTCTTTATTAAAAATTCGTATAACAAGCCAGTGTTTCTTTTTTTATTATGAGCCGACATT